AGTTAGCTGCAAAGCCACTTAGTATCGGATATTCGTTGGCTCTAATAACGCCACCTGTTAAATGTCTCAATGGTGTAAAACCATTTGCTGCATTTAAGTTTGCCATTTTTAGTTTCCTTTGTTAGTTGTTAATTGCCTTCCGAACTAACTCTAGATTTAAAAGACCTTTGAATAGGTTGGCCTGGTGTTTCTGCACGATTCATATCTTGCTCAACTGATGTCATTAAGTTATCAGTCATGTTAGCATAATACTCGTTTCTTTGATTAACCATTTCTGTTGGCATTTCACAAAGTACCATTCCTTCTATTCCTATATGCCCAGCGAATTTGCCATGTTCTATCGTTGGAAAATGTTGACCATCTTCGACACTTTTTATGTCTCGAGGCTGCCAACCTTCTCTCAACCGTTTAGCTACATTCGTAGGCGTTTCCTGTCCTAACACCATAGTTGCTACCCATCTCTGAGCGAAACCAGGTCTTGGTTCAGGCGCTTCTAATAAGTTACTCGGTCGCCATTTTGAAGCTACAGTAGATTTTTCTACTCTAGTTTCATTGTTTATTTTATTATCTTTATTCATAATGTCAGGCTCCTTTCTATTGTCCTGTGTCGCTAAAGCTTTTTACTTCTTTAGCAAATCGTTTTAGTGCCACTTCATCGCTGATGTCTATACCAAAAGTTTTAGCAGTTGATAAATCGTCAGAGGTTAGTTTAACTCTATTACCAGATGTTCCTTTTTTACGAGAAACTCCAGCAACTGGAGATTGCACTCTATTAGTTTTTTGTACCACATTTTCAGTGTCTTTGGAAGTGTTTTCTTCTGACTTATTAAAATAAGATAGACCAGTTTTTTTTAGTCTTGAAGTCATCTCATCATAATATCCAGGATCATGAACATCCCAACCTTCTTCTGTTAATTCAGCATCAATTCCATAAGCCATAGCTGTTTCTTTTCTATAACCAGGTTTATTAAACCATGTTGAATTTTCTTTTACCCACTCTGTTGCCAAAGGCGGAGCTTTTTTATCAGTTTTTTCTTTTTGAGGAACTCTTGCAGCATAATCTTCTGTTTTAGTCATTTGACTACGAATTTCTGCCATACTTTCATACAATTTTACTTGTTCGTCAGTATTACCTTCTTCAATTGCTGATTTAAGTCGAGTAGAAACACTAGAAAGTTGATTACCAAGTGACTTATTAGCTATATCATAAGTTCTCTTTTCCATCATTGCTAATTTTTCTTCTAAATCAACATTCTTTTGTTCTGCTTCTGCTCTTTTAGCTACTTCTTTCTGTATTCTTTTACGAACTTTAACAGAGTAAGGCATATCATCTGAATATGCTGGAGCTTTTTCAAGCTTAATCTGTCTTTCATTCTCAAAAGACTTATCTTCATCTTTAGAAGGTTCTTCTTCTTGTTGTTGTTGAAGTTTTTCTAATGGATTTAAAGGTACATTAACCTCTTTCTCCGTTTCAACTTCTTCAAGATTAACTTCTAATTCTTCATTCTTATTTTCTTTTTCGTCTATCATAGTTTCTCCTATGTTGGCATTAACCTAAGTTAATGTATGTTACAGTTGTTGAGTTACTACTTCTGGACTTTCCAAAGTTGCAATAATCTCATCATCATTTAATAACACCATTTTTACATTTTGTACAGAAACTCTTGCTCCCGCATATCTACCAAAAATAACCCAATCACCTACTTTACACCAAGGTTTTTTTCTATCGGTATAACATTCTGCTCCCATAGCAATAATTTGTCCTACACTATTTAGGTAAGTTTGACTATCTTTGTTAGAATCAGTTAAAATTATTCCACCTTTAGTTTTTTCTACTACTCCTCTAGGTCTAAGCAATATTCTATAACCTACAGGTTGCGGTACTTTTTTAGGTGTAGGTACATCATTATCTGTTGCCCATGCTTCATTACTATTCATCTTCTATATCTCCTTTTTTATATTTTTCGATTGTTTCATTTATTATTTGAAATGCTTTATCTAAACCTTGTCCATATCCATAGACACGTTTGAATTCAGATATATTTTCTACACCTTTACCTAATAAATTTTGTGATAGTTCTTGTTTATGATCTTTAATCTTTTTTTTGATTGCTTGAATCAATTGTTCCATTGAGTACTTTCGTTATTGTATCAGTTAGTTGAGAAAAACTTACTTCTAAATCTTTAGAAACAGAAGCGAGTAAAATAGGTTTAACTTTTTTAATAGAAATTTTTTTATTTTCTAAAAACTTTTTAGCTTGTCTTATTTCTTCAGGTTTAATTGCCATTGATATCTTTCGTAGCTATCTTATCTTTATTAATACCTTTTTTTATTACATAAGATTGAGTTCCATTAGCTCCAGTATTAACTTCTTTTTTAAGATTTTTAAATAAAGTCATTTCTTTATATTTTCTTTGAAGACTTTTTTGAAAATTAATTAATATTTTATTATCTCTCATTAATCTCTTTTCTTATCTTCCCTTGCAACTTTACTTGCAATCTCTACTACTTTAGCTTTTGTCTCTGTATCTTTTCTAGCATTTTGTTTTTCACTTTGTTTAACACCTTCCATAAATCTAGCTTTTCTTATTTGTAGTTCTTCACCTTTTAATTGAAGTTGAGCTTGATCTTTTTGTGCTTCTCTTGATTCTTTTTGTTGTTCTTCAGAAGGTGGCATAGATCCCATTAATTGTTGAGCCGCTTGTGCTGCGGCAGCTGCTATTCTATTTTCTTCTTCTATACTTATCTCTTTTGATTCTTCATCATTTAGTTCTCTATTAAAATCTCCAGAAGAAATAGGATTACCTTCAGGAACAGAAGCTTGCATTTGTTGTTGATATAGATAAGCCATATGTTGACCCATATGAGCTAACATTTGTGGATATAGTCTTTCTTTAGCTTCAGGATTTCCACCAAATCTAGGATCATTCATAAATTGAGAGTGAACTGTCATATGAGCTTGATGATCTTGATCTTCAAATACTTGAATTGGTTTACTATTAAGTACCGCCATATTCTCTGATACTGGATCACGTCTAGGTGTATCTTCATCTTCTATCATCAGATCCATATAATCAGGTATATTAAGAGCTTGTAAAAATCTTCTTGTTGCTTCTTTAACATTAATTATTTCAGGTGAAGCTTGTGCTAGTTGTAAACCTGTTTGAGCTAAAGCTATTCTTTGAGCTTGAGAAAAAATATTAGGATCAGATACAGGAACTACACTAATAGATGAAGTAAAATCTTTTCTTCTAATCTTTTTATTTTCTCCAATTACTTCAAAAGAATATTCATCATCTAAATATTCTCCATTTAATTCGTATATTAATTTAAATTCTCTACCTTGAGCTTGATGTATTCTTTTATGAATAGCTGAATATACTTTAGAACCTTGTTCTATTAAAGCAATAGTAGTTCCAACTGGACCTGATCCAGCTGAATCACCAATCATTGCATCTGCAATAGAAGCAAAACGTCTCCCTGATTCAGTTAATACTCCAAGTAATTGAAGTAATGTCGGTGAAGGTTCCTTAAAAGGAAGAGGGATAAAACTTTTTCTAAGATCATCACCATATGCTTCAACTTCAACCCACTCACCAGGTGAGACAGTAATATCTCCACCTTCTATTCTTGCTCCTTTAGCTCTAAAGCCTCCATTGAGGTTGGCAAAAGCAGCAGAATCAAGTAATGCTCTAAGAGCACCAGTACTTGCGTGTTGTAGTCCGCCGATCATTTGAATAAGGCCAAAGCCATAGAAGCCTAAACCAGGAAGATATTTATAATGTATAAAATAAGTTCTTTTTCTTCTTAATGAATCTTCTTCTTTCCAATTTCTTCTAATAGATAAAACTTTTTGAGAATCATAATCTATTGTAACTATATAAGGTAAAGCTAATTCATTTTTATCTTCACCTAAATCTAAATTAGTATGTACTTCTAATATAGTATGAATTTTATCTGCCATACTAGGAGACATTCCTTCTAATCTTTGTAAAGTTTGTTCAACCATATCTCCATCATTAGCTCCGGGAGAAGCTTCAGCATTATTTAAAGGAATATCTTTATAGACACCTGATATTTGATATTTTCTAACATCATTTCTAGTTAATTTCATTACTTGAGTATATCTTTCTGCTGTTTCTAAATCTGTATTCTCCATAGAAATTACAAATTCTTCTGCTGGTACAAATTTAGAACAA